GGCACACTTAGTGGAGCGTTAACTGGAACCACTGCTGGGTTTAGTGGTACATTAACTGTAAACAAAAGCGTAGGTAACGGTCAGCCAACAGACTCGTCCTCTAGTATTTATCTCAATGACCAATCTTCTCTTGCTGCTGGCATTGGTGGTTCAATAGTTTTTGGCGGGAGATATTCTACAAATAATTTTCTTGGTGGTGGGCCATATATTAGAGGAGTAAAAATAAATTCAACAAGTGCAGACTACAGTTTTGGACTCGCATTTGGAGTCAGGAAGAATGGCGTTAATAGTTCAACTGAGGTAGCTAGATTTGATGAAGAAGGTCAACTAGCACTTACTGGTGACTTAACCGCAACAGGAGCAACGATAAGTGCCTCCAACACCTCATCTGCTTTATATGCAGACCAAGCTAGCAGTGGTTATATATTTATAGGGAGACAGGGAACTACTAACCGTTTCCGAATCACTAACAAAGGTGCGACGACAATTGACACTGAGAACAACAACAACGGCACAAGTTTAGTGGTTAACCACGGAGGCGGGAGCAGTAGTTATTGTGCATCCTTCATTGGCGGTAACGTAGGGGTGGGAACTGCGGCAGCATCAAGCCTCCTCCATTTATATTCCTCTGCTCCAGAATTAATAATACAAGATGGAGGAACATGGGGAACAAACGCCACCAGTTACATTCACTTAAAAGATGGCAGCACCACCATGAGCATGATCGGGGTCACTGGCACTGCTGGACATCTAGATATTCTGCATAAAAAAGCGGGATCAATTCGTATGTTCACCGATGATGCGGAGAGGCTAACCATATCGTCTGCTGGAGCAATAACCGCAACTGGAAACCTAACTATACAACGTAGTTCTGGTAACTATATGCAGATAGGGCATGACTCAGACACACATTACATTTCAACAGTTGGAGCAAACCGTGATTTACATATCAGTGCGTCTGGAACAGTTGATGCTGCTGATTTAAAAATAAGTTCAGATGGTGATGTAACTCTCACTGGTGATTTTGCGCTGGGCCTTACTGCTCCCTCATCTCGCCTTCATGTCAATTCAGAGATTTCTTGTGGGGCAGACGATAATAACAGGGCTATGTTTGGCTATACGCCTAGTAGGTTTTATCTAGGCACTAGGCAGGGGGGAACTAATTATCTGAATACCGTAAGTATAACTTCTGGATCGGTTGGCATAGGGGTCGCTGCACCGATAAACCTCCTCCATCTGCACGGTCCGTCAGACGGCACAGGCTATCTTAGGATCACCGACTCCGTTACTACCAGTGGCAGCGATCAAGGGATGCGTTTGGGTTATAACGCTGGCGAGTTACGTCTGCAAAACTATGAGACTTCCGACATTGCATTTTTCATCGGCTCAGCGGAGAAGTTTACATTTCGTTCTAATGGCTCATGTCGTCTGGTAGACACTGCTTTACTGGAGTGGGGTGGTGATACTAATGGAATCTACGGTTCAAACGCCGATAACTATGTAGCTGTTCGTGTGAACAATGGAGAGCGGATGCGGATAACTTCTGGTGAAGTCACGATCAATGAAGGAAGTAACAATGTTGATTTCAGAGTTGAGGGTGATGGTGATGCCAACCTAATTCGCACTGATGCAAGCAATGATCGGGTTGGTATTAAAACTTCCGCTCCAGCATACACCTTTCATTGTGTAGGCACTGGATATTTTTCACAAAGTGTTACGCTTAGTTCAGGGTTAACTGTTGGCGGAAATACTGCACTTACTGGAACATTAGCTGTCAATGGTGGCTTCCTTTCACTGACCAGTAACAATCCCGGTATTCGTTTATATGAATCGGACACAACAAACACCAATTGGGATATTCAAGTTAACTCTGGCAGTCTTAAATTTCTCACACTCAACGACGATAATTCTAATTTTAACGAACGATTCAAAATAACCAGTGCGGGTCACGTTGATATTGCAGGTGACGTAGGCATAGGAACGGCAGCTACAAGCAGCTACAAGCTGAACGTAAATGGCATTGGTAAATTTGATGATTACGTTTGGTTTAAAGGCGGCATTAAAGATGAAGGGGGTGACTATGGATCAGACGGGCAAGTGCTTTCCACAAATGGCAACGGTCAGGTTCATTGGATAGACGGAGGAAGCGGCAGTGGCAGCGGAACAGTAAACGAAACTCATGGAACAGGAACAGACCATGAGGTTGCAGTTCATCTTGGTAGCAGCACTGTAGGGGAAGGTCACAAGCTCATATACAATGAAACTTCTGGCTTAACTGTAAACAACACAAGTTCTCAAACAGATTCTACTTACGCACTCTATGTATCTGGTGGAATTAAAAACAGCACAGGAGGATTATTCATTACTGGCGATGGATATATTTCAAACCGAATGGCTATAGCTACATCAGTAGACTCAAGTTACGGAATAAAGGTCGCTGGTTACATTGCTTCCTATGGACATACCACTTGGTCAGATCAGCGATTAAAAGATGATACTGCATTGTGGGATACTTCTGAAGCTGCATCGTTAGTAAAAGACGTTCCAGTTTACAGCTACCGTTGGAACGACAAATGCGATGCTAAGAAAATCCAAACACAAGATAGAATCGGATTTCTTGCACATGAGGTTGAGGAGAAAATTAATAAGAACGATTTAGTGGTTACGTCTACCCATGTGGATAGATATAAGAGCGTCAATCAGACCGACATGATCCCAATACTTTGGGCAGCATTGCAAGACGCATTGAAGAGAATAGAAGATTTAGAAAGTAAATAATATGGCAAATAATAACACATATCGCTTGGTTCGCTTTGAACCTCGCTGTTTAGCAGACAACAAATTGTGCTGCTGTGAATTAGTAATCGGCCTTACTGCTGAAGACGGTGAGGGTAACTCTGCGTACATTGACGGAATCTGGAAACCAGAAGAAGGCACTATGCTTATGCTAAATGATTTAACTGCTGAGAAATCTTCAGAAATAGTTAATCAATTTGCAGCAGATCAAAACTGGTGGAGTAGCTTGGACGCTCAATTAGTTAGTCAGTCAAAGCAACCGATTAATGCTCAAAACTTTGAAGCACCTGAAGTGACTTTGGATACAACTGTAGAACCAACACCAGAACCAGTTACACCAGAACCAACCCCTGATCCTGTTGTTGAGGATGTTGATGAGGAGGAAGACACTAGCGAAGAGTGATTAACCCTATAGAAGAGGCTCAGAAGTTGTATGACAAAGATTCTACTCGATCATTCGGGGAGGATTTAGCCTTTTATCTTTCAAAAGGTTATGTTTACAGCGGTGGAGACTTTTTTATAATGGGGCGGCCAATTAGAAAAGAAGACGATGGATTCGTACTCGACTATAGTTTTAGTTTTAGTGATGCCGATACTTGGTTTGTACATCTTGCATCGGGAAAGAACTCTTTGCGGAGGTTTCTTGATATCGCTCCTTTCCCGCTTGAATGGGTTTGCTGGCACAAAAACAAATCTGATAAAAAAGAATTAAATTATTATAAATGGGAAACGTATAAAGATAAGGTAGAATAATGGGATCAACAAAAATTAGTAGCGAAAAAAGAGATTACGCTGGAGAGTACGAAAAGAACCTCCAAACTCAATTAAAGTACGCAGATCAGCTTTACGGCAAAGAGGCAGAATATCAGCCTAAGTATGCTGAAATGCAATTCAACATAGCGAAGAATCTAACTCCGCAAGTGATGGATTTATATCAGAACGAGATATATCCACGCATGGCAGAGATGGACAGAGCCGCTACTGAACAAGCTAGGCTAGGTGATGTAGAGGCGATAGAGAAATATGGGGGTAGAATGGTTAGTGCTCTTGAAGGGGCATCACCAGAGGAAACTGCCATGAAGAAGGAGCTTAACCGTCAAGCAATGGACGAATTAGCTCTAGGGGGTAAGCTCACCCCATTCCAGCAAAGAGCCCTTAGAGAGAGCGTGAGAGGGGGCCAGAGTGCTCGTGGATTTGGTTTTGGCATAAACGACCAAGCGATGGAAACATTAGCTGAGATGAACGCTATGGAGGATCGCAGGAGAGGCAGGCAGCAATTCGCTCAAGGGCAACTAGGGCTCTCTAGTAGCCTCACAGCAGACCCAATGATGGCTGTGCTTGGTAGGTCATCAAGAGCTTACAATCCTGCTGCTGCTCTAGGGCAGGCAGGAAGTTACAGAGGAGGTAACGTATTTAACCCTGAGAGTGGCTATGCGGGACAATTGCATGGACAGAATGCAAACATGGCTATGCAGGCAAAACAGCATAATGCCAATATGAATGCCGCAATGTTTGGAGGTGCGATGGGTGCGTTAGGAGGTCTTGGTGGGGGCTTAATTTCGGGAGCGGGAACAGCAGGGGGATTTTCAAAATTATTTAGTTAAAGCATTAGGAGGTTAATATAAAATGAGTAGTCAAGCATTAGCAGCAGGGTTGTCGTCCTTTGGTTCAAACATAGGGCAAGGGTTCCAGAATTACACAGCAGGAAGAGAAAGGCGTGAACTTCTTTCTGGTGAGGCAATGGCTTACGGAGGACAGTTAAAAGAGAAAAAAGCTAAAGGTGAAAAGCTATCTTCAAACGAAGAAGCTATGCTGAAAAAACTGGAGAACGTTGGAGACATGGGAACCCGTGAACTTCAAGGAATTATTTCAGAGTATGAAACAGATGAGAAGATGGAGAAACTGCAACTTCAAAAAAGAATACTGCAACAACAAACAGAAGCGGCTGAAAGGGCTGGAAAAAGTCAAGCAGGCTTAATGAAGTTTCACAAAGATAAGCCAACAATGGAAGAGGGGTTTGCTGATCCTTCTTTTGGTGAGTTTAAAAATGTTCCAGCTTATTTACTTGATCCTGCTCAAAGACAATTAGGTGATCCTGTTATTCCTAGTTACAGCGAGCTTCCTAATATTGATAGAGAATATGGCCCAGCAACTTTGGAAATGGAAAAAGATGTTGAAAAAATAATTACAGAAATGCCACCAATGCCGCCAACTTCTAAACCAATGAGCCAAAAGAAATCTGAAAGATGGCTTAATGAACAATTAAAAATATATGGAGGAGAATACGAAGATGCTAAAAAAGAATTAGAAGCTCACAAAGCATGGGGCAATCTCGGTTATGTTGAACCTATTCCTCAAGGAGAAGGGGTTGTAGGTACAATTAAATCTAAAATAGCTAACCTAGCTCAAGAAGCGGAAGGTGCAGGAATCCTGCTTGGTTATGATGATGCTGGTTTTCAAAAAAGCAGAGAGTTGAGCAGGAAGCTAGATAGGGCTTTAGAAAGAAAGCAATATCTAGAGAAAGAAATAGAAACAAATGAATACTTGCCTCCTTTAGTAATTGAAGGAGTAGAACAAGAACCAGTTGTTAGTTATGACTCCTCTAAAGTTGCCGCTAACTTAGCAGCAGATGAAAATTATTATCGGGAAAAAAGAGATGAAGATTATTTAAATGCTATAGACAACAGGGTGATGGCAGAAGGAGATCGACTAGGAGAAAAACAAGTAAGCGGAAGATTCTTAGAAGATGAAGGGGATACTCCTGTTGAAAGAAGAGAGAAGTTAATCGGTGCTTTAGCTGATTACGATTTAACTCCAGAAGATAGAAAGAAAGCAATAGACATGATTAGCGAAAAATATCCAAAGCTAAAAGAAATTGCTACAGAAGTTATTACCTCTGATGGAGATCAAATTGGGTACAATGTAAAAGGTTCTTTTGTTAGAACTTATAACAAAGGCAAAGAAAACACTCCTCAAGGCTGGAGAGTTAAATCCCGCTCTGTTGATGGAGCAACTGGCAAAGTAACATTGACGTATGAAAACCCTAAGAACCTTCCAACTTATATTCCAACAGCAGGAAAAATAGCTGGAGAATATAGTGACTTAACATTGAAAAATGAAAATGCTCCAAGCGAAGGTCAGGCAAAAGAGTTTAATACAGCAGCAGCTAATGCTAAGGCAATAATTGCAGACGCAAAATATCTAATGGAAATGACAAAGGACGCATCGTTCTTTGAACAAAGATTAACTGATAGAGCTTTTAGGGCTGATGTTGAAACTAGAATAGCAACAATGAAAGGAAAGCTCCGACCATTATTAATAGGGCCGGGGGCTATGAGTGACATTGAGCAAAAGATGTTGGCTAACGCTCTACCAAATCCAAGTGATTTTTTCCGACTTGATTCAGCTACTATTAAGAGGTTTGAAACTCTAGGAGATTTGGTTGATAAAAAAATTAAATATCATGGTGAATCTATTGGCTTATGGGATTATGATGCAAAGAATCCCAGTAAAGAAGAATCACCGACTAACCCCTTGTCGTATTAATGGAAAAAGAAAAGTATCTCTCTGACATAAGGGAAAAATTCCCTTCATATAAAGATGTTGACGATAATAAATTGTTCGTCGATTTCTCTAAAAAATTCCCTGCATATGTTGCCTCTGATGAAAATCTTAAAAAAGAATTTCTTGAGTTAGCAAATGAAAACGAGGAATACTCTTCTAATAATATAAAATTAACACCTAAAGAAGTTTACACCTTAGCAGCAACTATCCCAGAATACAGACCTCCAGAATCTGAGTTTGAACAATTCAAGAAACATGATCCTGATGTGGATTGGGCTGAAACAGGAAAGGCTGCTATTGCTCACATTGGCAATATGGTTGCTCAAGGGTTTAGCTGGGATGAAGATGCTAATATGGCAGCAACTGTTGTTGAGGGAGGACTTCAAGGCTATAGAGGGTTAACAGGAATGGCAACTCAGTCTGCTGACCCAAACAGTCTTTTCTTTAAAGGCAAAAAATTACTTGGTGAATTTCTTAATGAAGAGCAAGACGGTTCAGGTTACAAACAGTGGTTGGAGGCTAGAGATTTTGCACAACAAACGTATAGACTAGAACAAGGAGAAGAGCAGCTTTTATCTGAAGAGTTTAAAGTTAATAGAAAAGCAGCTTCTGCTTTAGGTCTTGTTTTAGACCCCTCATTATTTGTTTCTTTTGGTTCTGGCACAGTAGCAAAAGGACTTGCAAAAGCAGCTTCTGTTGGAGCGACTGGTGCAGGGAAAGGATTAAAAGCTGGATCAAAACTTGTCTCAAGACCAATTGAAAAAATCACAGAAGTAGTCTCTGAAGGAATTGCTAAAACCTTACCAGACACACCTAAAGGAACTGTGCAAGTAGGACTAGGTGCAACTGGATTAGGGGCAGCAGTAGTTAATCCAACTGCTCAAGCAGCAGGGGTTGCTTATGGAGGAGCCAAGGTTGCAGAAGCAGCAGGGGATATTATACAAGGGGTAGGTGAACAAATAGCAGGACAACCATCAAGGATGGGATTGTTTGCAGGGTTGGCTGCTGATCCAAATAAATCAAGACTAACTAGAGGTGTTTCAAGAACAGCATCAATCCTTGGGGGTGATAGTGTTTTAAGCACAGCAGGAGCCGCTACAAGAGGTGCAATTGAAGGTGGAGCAGTTGGAGGAGGGTTAGGTTATCTTACAGCCAGAGAAGAAGGAGCCGCTGGAGGTCTTTCTGGTGGAGCCGCATTTGGTGTAGCGGGTGGATTAGCTGGGCATGGATTCAGAAAACTTTCTGGGATTCAAAGAAAGTCAGCAATTCAAAATGAGTTTAGAAAGTTTTTAGAAAGCAGGCCAGAATTAGAAAGACAAGGCATTGTTAAAATGACAGGGGGTGACCTTGAACAAGCTGCTCTTGTTATGGATTTGCACAATCTTATTATAGGAAACTCAAAGCAGGATGTTGCAGTACAATTCTTAAAAGGTGATGACTTCTTAAAATTAACAGGAGGACAAAGAGCAAGAGGCATCCAATACATTCAAGGAGATAAGCCTGCTATTGCAATTAACACTGATTACCAAAAAGGAGCTTACACACTCGCACACGAATCTTTTCATGCAATTAAAAATCTTGATGGAATGGATGCTTACTTCCAGAGACTTAAAAATGAAATTGTAGGAATAGAAGGTGCTGGTGGAAAAACAATTAGAGAAGGTATTCTTACAAAGAAAGACCTAACAAAACTTGCTGTTCAATACATGAACAAATTTTCAGATGCGAATAAAGCAGAGTTTAGAAAAGATTGGGTTAACAAAACTGTAGAAGAACTTTCTGCTGAATGGTTTGCTGCATTGCTAACTGGAGGAAAAAGAGACTCTTTGCTTGCTGGTAAAGGATTTGATTCATTAACAAGAAGAGCCCTTGATAGGTTGTTGCTTGCAGACGCAGACAGCACTTTTGGGAAAATGCAAAACGCTTTGCAGAATGTTTTTGGTGTTAAGTTTGGAACAACTGGAGAATCAATAGGCTCAATGGTTTTTAAGGATGTTGCTGGCAATCCTTTAAAGCATGGCTCCCCTGTTGTCCAAGCAATCATGCGTGACATGGTTAGAGGAAAAAGGGCAATAAGAGATGCTCACCATATAGATAATAAATTATCAAAAAATGTAATTCGCACTAGGAACCTTTCCCAACAAGAAATGTCTAGGTTACGAGACACAGTAAAAGGTTCTGCATTAGAGGAGATATTTGTTACTGATAAAAAAGGAAGATTAAAAACATTAACCCCAAAACAAGCTGCTGTTGTTGAGGCTGAAACATCAGCTAAAATTATTGATGCAATTGATAAAGTACCAGACACTGGAGAATCATCTCATGTAAGAAAGACTGTTGATGAAAAAGGTAACACTGTTTACAGCGGATTAAAATTTAGTGAAGCTCAATTAAAAGAAATATATAAATCAGATATTCACCCAAGCATAAAAGAATTTCTAGGAACACTTCACGAATCTCTTGGTGATGGAAGAATATTTGATATTGAGTATTGGGCAGCACTTCGTAAAGGAAGCTATGCCAGTATTAAATTAGCTAGAAGAAATGTTGTTCCTTATAATATTCTTGTTAGTAGTGACGGTAATTTTTATGCAAGAGCCTTGGACATTTCCGCATTAGATAGAAAGTTTCAAGATTGGAAGAAAGGAAAAAAAGAATGGTTAGAACATTGGGATTCAGATGTTGATTTTTACAGAGACATACAAGGCTATCTAACAAACTTAGCCCTGCCCGAGCCTACTCCTTCTGCAAGTTTATTTGGTGAAACTAAACGAAACATAATGAATGAGTTTATTGGAGCCAGAGGCAGAAAGGGAATGAACCCTTTAGCTTTATTAAATGTAGCAGAAAAAGAGTTTTTAATCCGTAGCTTTAGATTGGATAGAATGGCTAGTCTTAATCTTGATAATTCATTTAGGCGTTTCCCATTCTCAGAAACATCTTACAAATTAAACAAGGTTAACTTCATGCCAGACGAGATGCCTAAATCTTTGGTTGATATGGATCAAGCAAGGGACGGCAATGTATCAACAGAGACTGTAGAAATTACAGATTCCTTTAAGTTCATGCCCGAGCTTATAGATCAAAAGTTTGTTGATCCAAAAGCTATAAAAGGCAAGAAGGCTTTCTTCATGTTTGCTGACAGGATGAAAGTAGGCACTCACACTACTCGTAGCGGAAAGGTTTACAACCTTCGCGGAGGTTCTGATCACCCCGATATAGTGGACAACATGGGGAGAGTCGCTTGGGCTGTGGATGGGGGAGGTGTTGCTACGGGCCTTGAGAAAGCCATCAATTCAACCGATGGAATCGGTATTGTTTTGTTAATGAAAGAAGAGGCTGTTAGCGGTAACGCTGATTTTGCAGCAATGATGCTTGACGAGATATCATATGAAATAAGTAACAGCATTCCTTATAAAAAGTTATTTCCTCACTTGCTTAAAAATGCAAATGCATCAATTAGAAAAACTGCCTACAGCCAAAAGATATCAACGCTAAACTCAGACAACAGAAAACTTCCAGCCAAAGAAAGGCTATCTAATGAAGAAATAGAAAGCAGGGCTCAAAAAGCCGCTGACAACATTAAGCCATTAAAATCTCTAGATGATATAAAAAGTAAATATAGGAAAATGCCTTTTCCTCACAGGAGTGCATTGTTTAAGCAGCTTGCCCCAAGCAACTCTCAGCTTAACAAACTCATAAGAGATAAAGATTTAAAAATAGATCACAAGTTTGCAAAGTCAGAAGCTATCTTTTGGAAAGATTTAGTTTCAGATATAATAGACAGGAAAGAGTCGGATGGCTGGAGGCAGGGGGATGTAACTAAAATCATACAATTTAAAAAAGGGAGCCCTATTAAAACTCCCAAAGAAACTGGCACTCCTGCCCATACTTCTTATGACTTACTTGTAGAAGGTGAGTCTTTGGGGAATCCGAAAGGGTTTGTGAACGTCATTGATCTTCTTAAAAAAGACTTAAAAATTATAGAAGGAGGAAAACACCAGACAGTAGATGGAGATTACGCTAGTTCATATGTAATTCCGTTCCTACAGAAGAATGTGCTGGGTGATAAAGACAAAGGTTTGAACCCTGTGTTAAGAGCAGATTCTTTCACCCCTAAAGGCAAGAAAGGGATGCTACGTTTCAAGGCATCACAAAAAAAGGGTCAAGATGCACGCATCAAAGCCGAGCTTGATAAGCGAAAACAGGCAAACGAAAAGCTGGGAGGCAAATATAACAAGGGCATATATATGCCCGAGGTGGACGGCAAGCCTGTTGGCCCCACTTCGGAATTACTTCTTCAGTCTCTACTAGATGGAAAAATAAACAGACAGCAATGGGATCAAGCTACTGAAATTTTAAGACCGATAGATAAAGAAGTTGATGTCCCTAATGAAAATGATGTTCATTTAACTCAGGAGAACCTAGACAAGTTATCAGCGACTATGTCTAAAGATAAATTTCCTTTAGTTGGTGAGGCTCAGAAATATCCTGATGGTTATGAAGTTGGTTTAAGAATAGACATTCCAACATATAATAATTCAGTTTCTAAAGTTGCATCAGGGGAATTAGAAAAGCCTGTTTACGCTGTGACAATTCACCACAAAAAAGAAAATAAAAGTAAGTTAGGTAAGGTTATAGGTTATGATATTTTCTCTAGAGTAGAAGATTTTACTTTCAATATAACAAGCCAAAAGACTTCTGAAAAAATAGGAATTGGAAAAATAAACAAAACAACAATGGCAACCGCAGAAGGTAAACTTATACAAAGCCGAGCTTTGCCATCATCAAAAGAATTAAGAGAGAATTGGATTCAAGTAGGGATGAATCCTAAGCGTCATTCTTATTTTTATGACAGGAAAACTGGTAAAGCTGTTAAGGGTGGAGCCGAAGCTATTTCTTTTGGGAATACAGTTTATGTAAGGAAACCAAAATTTCATACAGAAGATGAAAGGTTGAGCCTGTTCACTTATATGCCAGAAACAGTTGGTGAATCTAAAGTCAGCGAAAGTGGTGATGGTTATAAGGCTATTGAGCGAGCAGGCAAGACAAGAGTATACTCACCTAGTGGAAAGCTAATAGGCGTTGCAAGCTCAGAGAAGGTCGCTGATAAGATTTATAGGAAACACAGTGGGATTAGAACGAATAATATTCGCAAGTGATTTACATGGGGATTTACTAGACAGTGAAGCGGTTGATGCGTTATATGCTTTTACTAAGGAGTGGAAACCACATCACAAAATATTTGGCGGGGATTTGTTTGACTTCCGACCACTTCGCAAAGGTGCAACAACAGAAGAAAAAGCGGAAACAATACAGCACGATTTAAATGCTGGATTAAAATTTCTTTCAGCATGGAAACCTGATTATTGGTTAAGGGGTAATCACGATGAGCGACTTTGGGAGTTTGCAGAAAAGGATGGCATAGAGGGTGAGTTTGCAAAATTAGGAGTTAGTGATTTAGACACTAAATGCAAATTACAAAAAATAAAAACTCTACCATACTGCAAACGTAAAGGTATTTTGAAAATGGGTAAGCTCTCAATGCTTCACGGATATTTTCATGGTGTTAATGCAGCAAGGCAACACGCTTTAGTTTATGGCTCATGTTTGTTTGGACACGTTCACACAATCGATGTTGCAAGTGTTCCATCTCTTGAGAGAATACAAGCAAGAGCAGTGGGGTGTATTTGCAGATTAGATCACCCATATAATCAACGAATGGTCACCACGCTCAGACACTCACATGGTTGGAGTTATGGAGTGATCAATAATAAGACAGGAGATTTCAAAGTATGGCAGATGGAAAAGGTAGGGGAAAAATTCATAGGACTAAAAAACCTAATTCAGATTGGGTAGCTGATCTTCAAAAAAATTACGAGGAATCCACACCTCCAGATAATTACAAATCTGTTAACCAACTTGTTCAAGAATTGGGCGTTAACAAAAACACATTGCACTATCGAGTTAAAGCAATGGTCGCAAGTGGTGAGCTTGCAGAGATAACTTGCAGGCATAAACTTGATGGTGTTCTTCGTAAAATAAAATACTACGGCCCTCCAAATACCCAATAAAACTGGGGTTAAAATAGGGGTTGACTATACATACAGTTGTATGTATACTGTCTGTGTTCGCTCGATTAGGTGAGCACCAAATCAAAAATAAAAATACAAATGATAAACTACAAAAAAGTCTGGAAAGGGTACACAAACTTGGAAACAAGAGTTGATGTATGGAGAAGTGATCACGAAACAGGCAAATGGAAATGGTCTGTGCAAGTTATCGGCACAACACTCACCGAGTTTTTCAGAACCAAAAAAGCAGCTATGGCAAGGGCTGAAGAAATTATAAACACATATAACGAATACAGTAAGGATAACCCAAACGCCTGTGAGGTTTGCCCTATTTAATGAACAGGAACTTATTAATCAACAAACAATAAAAAATGAATAAGTACATACATAAAAACATCCGAGAAAAGTTTGCAAAAATTAAACGTGAATCTGTTAAAGATTATTATACATCTGGAGAAAGGCGTAAATGGATTTTCTTTACCAGCAATCACACTTCAGTCGTTCACCCAATTGATGAAGATGGTTATCAAAGCCCTCCTCCAGAACACACAGACACATCTGATTTAAGGGCTTATTACGATAGCGATTTTCCAACAAGAAAAAATATAGAGTCAGAAATTAGAGGAGCTTTATTTCATATCAAAAATGATATTGAAAACGGAATCCCCGCATACGGTTTTACCATCTTAATGGATGCTGCTGTATATTGTTACGAATCGCACAGGGAGAAACTTGAAGGAGTTGATCCAGAACCAACAGGGGAGCATACAGATGCAATTGCAACAGCAACCCTGACTAAAGAAGATGTTTTAAAAGAACTAGAATCACTAACAGGAACTTATTAATCAACAAACAATAAAAAATACTATGAGTTATCATAACAGAAAACGACTCCACAAGAGAGTCATGGAGGTTGGCAAGGTTGCTAACCCTAAACTTAAATCAATCAGTGCAGCAGCACTTGACGAGATTCAAACACAGCAAGATGCATTGCTGGTGAACTTGGTGTCACGTTACGCCAAGAATGGGACTCGGTTAAATATTAAGCGTAAAGATTTACGCAAACCGAACACAGGCAAAGCCACACATGGCAGTCAGGTTAGCGACCAGATGCTTGCACAGCTTAGTGTTGTGGAAGAGCTTTTGAGAAGGGTTAGAAACCTTGAGAGAGGACATGAGTTCTTCATGCAAAAGATTGTGAGAAAGGGGGGAAAATAATGGACACCAAACTGCAACGCATTCCTGTCGATATAACAGACACTCCACTAACCGTACACCTCAACGAGTTTGTCAGATTTGAAGTGTGGGTTGAGAACGTGGATGTGATGGTTAGATATAATTATCACCCAGCAGTTGAGGCAACTCAGACTGAACCTCCACACAGCGAGTGGTTTGAAATTATTGATTTCAGTTTTAGTGAGTGGGATTTAGAAGCGTCACTGATTGATGTTAACAACAATAAATTTACAGTCGCTAAAGGTGAGCTATCCAGCAAGCAAGCATTCCCACAATTTGGTGATTATGATGTTTATAAGTTTTTAAGCATCCAACTAGGTGACACAGAAGATCAAACTGTTAAGCAGGAATTGGGTGATCAGATTGTTGACAGATTCCAAAACCAGTGGGAGCAGTTTCTGGAAAACGGACATGAAGAGTAAGAAGAAAACTAACCTTGTGGAAGTACAAGCCAAACTGGAGAAGCAATATAAAATGCTAACCCATGTTGGCTTGCTTCCTAAGCTGAAGGCAACCAAGACAATTGTAGATAGGTTTTGTAAGTGCGTTGATTGGGATGCTGATACTGAAAAGTTTGGATATGATCGCAAAGAAAAGTTTCTGTCCAAAAACAATTACTCTAAAGCGTGGCTAATGCAGCATGGTGATTTTGTCATGCTTGATCCACTACCAAAGTTAAGGAAGTTAAAACGATGAGTGAAGATGAATCATTAAAACCCTGCCCTCATTGTGGGGCTGAAGTTTCAATAAGTGAATACGGAGAAGGCTCAGAGATTACTGGCTGGATGATTTCTTGCAGACCTTGCGACACTATGATGTGCCAAGACTCAGAAATGTTTACCAAAAACGAGTATGATATTATTGAAAAATGGAACAGCAGAAAACCATAATAGAAAAATCAACCCTTGTTTTATTAGGGTTTTTGCCATTTGAAAAAAATTACAAAAAGGGATAAATAAGGGGTTGACTGTATGTATATATGTATGTACATTGATGTCACCCCAAGAAAGGGTAACTTACAATGAAAATAGAAAAGACATCAAAAGAGGCAGTTTACATCACAATCAATGGCAAAACCGTTTACATCGATGATAGCACAGGCGAGTTAATAATTAACGCTTGGGATGCTGAAACAGAAGAAACAATCAAGCCAGTTAATTTCGGATAATCAACCAACAAACATAAATACAATGAAATCAAAAACAACAATAGAACTAACAATGGAATGGCCAAGAACAGAATCATGTGCTGGTCGTACAGTAGTTTCACAATACACTCCAACTCTTGAAGATGCTGAAGAATGGGCTTCTATTAAGGGTGATAAAGGAGAATGGTTTTGCGATCTGCTCGGCGGGATATCAAAAGATTTGCTAATGAATGAAGATATCAAACAAGCAATAAATGTAATCAGGGGTGAGTTTATTAAATTACTTGGGGATGCTGTTGCCAAGGAACTTTTAGGAAACGTACACAATGGCCCACTTGTAAGGATAGCAGGAATTGCGGGGGCATAGACCCCCTTATTAGTAACAAAAATAAAAAACATAAATACAATGAAAGCATATATCGGACATCTACAAGACTCAGTCGAATTAGAAAAAAGAGAACTTGAAAAATTAGTAAATCAAATCCAACAAGACTTGGAGAAAGGTTTGTCTAAGGAAGAGTTTGAAGCTGAAGAGTTAAACAATAAACCTCAACGTGACGAGATGGATCAGATTGTTAATAATCAATTAAAATTGCAGAAAAGGATTGCTCCGCAACTAAGTGAAGCACACATAAGAGTTAATGTTGCAATGAGCTATAACTGGAAAGAAAAAAATAAGTTCACAATTTTTCAAAACGCTTCAATTAATTCTTCAGAGAAAATGGTTAATTCATTTATTCGTAAAGGTGAGCAGGCATTTGGTGAAGATAAGTTTGCACCATACCGTGAAAAGATTGAGTTTGCTTTTGATAACATTAAAGGATGCCAGCACGATCTAATGGTAGCTAGGGAAGAACGTGACAAAGCTCGTGAGAGAAAAAATTACACATTTGAACAACTAAAAAAAGTTGATCCAATATTTGAAGGTAAGCTCTGGAAAGTTGCTGAAGAATATGAAACTGATTACATCAAGAAATTTGTTAAAAACTGCAAATACATTTTCATAGCAAGGGCAAACAAAAAGCAGCAAGAAACTGGAAAGCTACAAAGGGCTTGGTCTGAAAAAGATGTAGCTCAAGCTACTGAAATAGCTAAGATGGAAATCTTGCGATACGTTTACAAGCTCGCTAGAAAGATTGGTAAGGAAGTAAAGACCGCAAAACTAACAGGATATTTATGGTCGTTCTCGACTTTAGAAGTTGAGTGTGAGGACGGTGAGAGGCAAACATGGAACACTCACCAGATTACAAACTACTCCTGCTATGGCAGACCTTTTACACAATGGCCCACTCGTAAGGGTGAGCCATGTGTAATCGCCATAGCCATCGAGGAAAAAAAAGATAAGAGTTTTTGGGCAGTTAAATAATATTTAGGGGGTTGACGTATGTACAAATGTATGTATAATTAGCCCCACACCAGCAAGGTGCATACAATGAAAAACAACAAAATACACCCATTTGAAAGATCAGGATGCGGCATTGGCCCATTTGAAATAATCAGCCACATCAGCCTCCCTTCATCGGCTATGCAGGAGCACAACGCTTTAGCCGCTCAAGTCCAAGCTGAAGAGGCTCGTAATGTAGCTAAAAGTTTCGGAGTTTCTCTCGGCTCTTGCGATCATTGTGGCATGGGGATTTTCCATCACAATGTTATCAGAGACAGTGAGGGTAAGCGGTTCGTTGTTGGCTCTGACTGCGTTGTAAAGACATCCTTGGATAGTCTTGCTGATGCTGCAAAGATTAATAAGAACAGAGTTCAACGTGAGCGTAATGCTGAGAAACGTCAAATCCGAAATGAGAAATGGTTGGCTGCTCCCTCCAAGGAAAATCCTGCCAAGACAAATGCAGAGATTAAGCAAGAGCGGATTGATCAACGCAATGCCAAGCGTGAGCAGGCTGAACTTGATCGTAAGGAAAGAATTAAACTTGTTTGCCGCAAGTGGAATTTTTGGGTTATTCAAATATTGGTATCAAATAAGTCAGGTGGATCATTTGTTCAGTCAATCGTTAGCGACTTAAAGAGGGGCTTAGAGCCAAGAGGTAGAGGGTTGGATATTTGTGCTGAGATATTTGCAAAAACATTTGGAAGAGCTAACTCAGAAGCCTTCAAAAAAGCACACACTGAGTTCTGGGAAAATATTGAAGAAAAGGTGGAGGCATAAGCCTCCCCTTCAGTTGAGCTTTCTACGGAAGGTTCACTTGAGGGCAACCTCTAATAGAACAATGACAGATAAAATAAACAAAACATACTGGGTGACTATAAATCATAGTCACGACACGCACTACAAGGTTGAATTAAAAAAACACGAACACCTAACTCCAGAAGAGGTTGGCAAATTATTTGAAAAATTATTTGAGCTAGGCCGAATTGAATTGGATGGGGAACTTGATTTTCATCCTTACAACAAAATATCTAAAGATAAATTGGATTTCTTTAAGGCTGATTTATTAGACTTAGAAGACATGGTAAAATCTGAAGGTTTAGATAATTGGAAAATGCAAATTGAAGACATCAGCTTACGATAAATGGATAATATATTAAAATTCAAAGTTGGGGAAACATACCACACCAGATCGAATGGTGATTGGGATTGTATCTACTCGTTCACAGTTGTTAAGCGAACTGATAAAACAGTTTGGTTAGAATCACATTTTCACGACAAGCCAAAAGCTAGGCGTGTAAGAGATTACTTTGATTGTAATCCTCACAACAATTCTGTGATGGAAAGCGTTGCTCCACTCGGATCATATGCAATGTCTCCGTTGCTATGTGCAGATGACAACAAACCACTAAAAAATTCTTATGACGAAGAAAGCTAAAATACTGTGCTCGTACCGTTTCACGAAGGAGCATATAAAAAAATTAAGACGGGTTGCTAAGAAAAGAAAAACAACAGTAACAGAGATATTGGAGCGAGCAATTGTTTCAATTAAGGAAGTGTAAAAAAAGCTACCATGCAGACAAAGTCCGGCGAATCATGGTAGCCAATTTGGACAGAACATTCGCTGGGCAGAAAATAACAGAATGAAATTATCAGTAAACACTAATGGCTCTTCGTTTGAGAAGAGGGAGTATATACCAGTACAAGCAGACATCTATCAAGCTGTGTGCGTTGACATAGAAGACATGGGCTGGAAGAAAGGTTCTTTTGGATGGAAGGGTGAAATTAAATTTTACTTTGAAGTCTTCGTAGAGAACGAGGAGACGGGTGAAGTAAAAGCTATGTTGACAAAAACCAAAGCTAAGAATGCGGTCATCTCACCAAGGAGTTACATCTACAAAAACATTCTTAAAAGTTGGATTGGAGATGAGGAGTTAGGATCAGGTAAGTTTGATCTTTCAACTCTAATTGGACGGTCTGCAACTATAGTTGTTGAGGATGGTGAGCCCTTCACAGGATCAAATGGCGAAGAGGTTGAATGGACATTCGTTGAAAAATGCAAGTCTTCTAAATTGGAGGTAAAACCATCAGGCCAATACGTTCGAGTGATAGAGCGTGAAGGTTATGAGGCTCCAGAATATTCAGCATTCACATCTGGCCCACCTGAAGCAATAGCCGAGCGTGAAAAGAAACGTGCAGAGGCTAAGGCAGAGCGTGAGGCTAAGAAGATTGTAAAGGATACTGCTAAGGAAGTAACTAAAGAGGATACCGACGATGAAGTCCCATTCTGATAATAAAAGGGAATGGGTTTTGGGTAAGTCTACACCAAGTACGGCTCGGGTTTGTTTCGATATCGAGACAGGCCCAGAGCCTCTTGGCAAGATTCGTGAGTTGATGCCAAAGTTTAAAGCCCCATCAACCTACAAGACCGAGGAGGCAATTAAGAAGAACATAGATAAGCAGCAGCTTAAATATATTCAAGACGCTCCTCTCCACGCTGAAACTGGAAGAGTGATTGCAATCGGTTATGCATTAACTGACGAAGATGAGGTGTTTGTTTTTAGCAACTCTTCAGAGAGTGAATTGCTCACAGAGTTTTGGGCGTACTATAGAGACATGAGCTCTGCAACTTGGATCGGTCACAATAGTAATTCATTTGATTGGCCATTTATTGTTAGGCGATCCATGAAACATGGTGTAGGTTTTCCAGCCGAATTTTATAAGCCTATTAAATGGCAGAACAATTTGGTTGATACTATGGACGTATTTGCATTAGGAGAATATCAGAAACGCATTAGCCTAGACAGACTTGCTAAGTTTGTTGGCGTTGGTGAGAAGTCTGGCAGTGGTGCTGATTTCTATGAGAAGTGGCTGAACGATAGGGATGCTGCATTAGAATATCTTGAGAACGATGTGAGGCTCACTAAAGCCGTATGGGATAAAATAGGATGGTAACTAAAGCTGTAGGAGTTGATGTTGGTGTTAATGGAGGAATTGTTGCCTTGAATACAGACAACTCTTACACCTCTATTTCCATGCCTAGAACTAATAAAGATATTGCCGAGTTATTTGTCTACTTGAATCCTCATGTAGCATATGTGGAGAAAGTATCTGGCTATATCGGTAAAGCACATCCAGCTAGTCGGATGTTTAATTTTGGGGTGAACTTCGGAGTCATTCTTGGAGCCCTGCATGGCTTGGATTCCGAGGTTCATCTCATTAGACCACAAGAGTGGCAGAAGCCTCTAGGATTACCTAAGCAGGAATGTAGAACGGAGCACAAGCGTGAACTCAAACGAGTTGCCGAGAAGATGTTCCCTAACCTTAAACTAACTTTAAAAACTTGTGATGCAGCTTTAATACTGCACTACGGAATCAATAAAAAATGAAATATAACACAGCACCCCAAGCAGGAGAACCCCCGTCAATGGATTGGGAGGTTCATAATACAAACCTACATCTTAGTAGGAAGATCAGAGAAAACATATTAAGCAGACGTTGGCCTGCTGAGACATCTGCCGAACGTCAAATGCTCTATAACTTTAATGCGTCTGGCTTAACAATTAAACAGTTTCTTGATGGCAATAAAAAATGCAAATGAAATTTATAGTAAATAGAAACAGGGATAAAGTCAGTGAATTGATTGAGCTTATAGCTAATCTATTTGGCTTTTCAGAAACCGACATTTATAAAAAACGCAGAACAAGGGATTATGTGTGTGCAAGGTTCTGTGTCTATCATGTGTTGAGGAATAATCTGAAGTTATCATTTAGCGAGGTAGGCAGATTATGCCACAGAGATCACGGATCAATTATGCATGGAGTTAAGGCTTTAGATGATTGGTGTGCTACTGAAGAGCTTGCGAAGGAAACAAGAATATCCTGTGAAGAGCTTGCGAGTAAGTGGGTTATAGAGCGTGGATATTTTAAGAACAACTTAGGAACAAAATGCGAACTACCTGTGGATAAATCAATCAAGGCTGTAAATACAAAACAAACTAAAACTAAAGGAAAACCTAAAGCTAAGTCTGGACTTATTCCCAGCATATTATCAAGCGACGAAAAAACGACCTATACTTACTATTATAATAATAATAAATATATAACTTATACATTAACAGATCAGTTACATAACACTGAGTTTTTCAAATCCATTCGAGAATTTATTCAGTACAGAAAAGAGAGCGGCAAGAGACTAACTCAAAGAGGTATGGATATCTTGATGGCTAAGTTATCTTCAGAGAATGCGGCTCTAGTAATTGAAGCGATAGAGGCATCAATGGCCAATGGTTGGCAGGGAGTATTTTTAAACAATAAGAACAATGCAAAAAACAATAAAACAAACAATTCGGAATATAACATCAAAGCCAGAGCAGACTACTCAGGAGCCATTAAGCAACGAGCAACTGAAGAGTTGGGCGAAGTTTTTTAACAACTTCCAACCATGCAAAGACACAAAGCTGATGAAGCCTCTAAGGGCATCTGCTGGATTTGCTAGGGACTTGATCTACAAGAAAACAGAGCCACGTTGGTTATCAATGATTGGAAACTCAGGTACTGGCAAGACACATCTCGCCAAAGGTATTTGGAAAGGTTGGGAAGGCAAGGGCCAATACTTTGAGCGTGGTGGAATCACAATGGTTAAGCATGGATTGTTTAAGAGCTATTCCAAAATGTGTAACGAGATGAGATCAGGAGCTTTTGGTATTTTTCAAAGCTGTGCTGATGCTGATTTTCTTGTGCTTGATGATTTGGGTGCAGAGTATGCAACCGAGTTTAGTCAGAGACAGTTAGCCTCAATGCTAGATCAGAGATTAGGTAAGTGGACTGTGTTAACATCTAACCTATCCATGAATGATATTTCTGATATTGATGTGAGGATTGCTGACAGGATGATTCGAGGAGATAATGAAGTGGTGGAGATTGATTGTGTTAGCTATGCAATGAGATAAGTTGACATAGAAACACAGAAACATAGAAACATAGAAACTAAATAAACATAATGAAACAAACGAACATAAAAAATACGTTAATAACTATAGCCCTAAGTGCATTGGTGTTTGGTGTAATTGTAACCAGACCCTATGCAGAGCAACCAACTGTAACAGCTAGTTGGTATGGAAAAGCCTACAGAGGTAATATGTGTGCCGACAGCCGAACAGTGTATGACGAGCGTGACCCTACAATTGTGGCACATCGAACATTACCCTTCGGTACAAAGCTGAAAGTCAGCATAACTAAAGATCGTTATATCATCTGCTATGTGCGGGACAGAGGCCCATTTGCTAAGGATAAAAAAACAGGGGAATACACAAGGACTCTAGACCTAAGCAAAGCTGCTTTTGCTAAGTTAGCTGATCTAGATGCTGGTCTTATAAAGGTTAAATATACCGTTTTAAGGTAAATACATCATAATAGCCCAAGGATTCATTCTAAGGGCTTTTTCCCCTCAAAGTATATGGAGAGTCCAAACGAACAATCAAATGAACTGAGTGATGCCTTACGAGAGAACAGAGAGGAAGCCCAGAGTCTCAAGGTACACGAGGATGCAAAGAAGCAAGCTGCCAAGGCTTTAGGGCTCACTGTTAACCCTGCTGGCACTTGGGGCAAGAAGACAGAGCTACACTTCAAAGCATATTATGATCCCCCAAAAACAGGCAGTATTCATTACTGGCTCGCATATGGGCGTGAGATACTCGCAGAGGCTAGATTGAAGAAAGTATACCTGAGTGAGATTAAATGTGCTGCAATCGGGCTTCACGGCTTCGCAAGTGGCACAGATATACACAACCTAGCCGCTCGCAGGATTTACAGCGATCTACACAAGCTATCCAAGACTTATAGACGGGTGTGAATAACTCTGTGAATTAATTTAAGTGGTAAATCAGGTATAAGACGCTATAACACCCACAAATGCCAAGGAGCTCGAAGAAAGGCACTGATTACGATAGGTCAAGCTATAAAAAGTATGACCCCGAGAAATACGAGCTTATTCTCTCCATGAGAAAGCAAGGCAAATCTTATAACGAGATCACCAGCGTCACAGGAGCTTCACCTAACACTATAAGCCGCATTTGCTATGAGAATGCAGAGGAACTAGGCAAGTGGAAGAAAAGAGTCTCCAGCAAGCTAGGAGAGGCAATAGACCTACTTTCTGACCGTCTGATTACTGAGGCTGATAAGTTATCTATCGGCCAAGTACCCGTCAGCATTGCTATAGCTGCTGATAAGAAGGCTATGCTGGACAACGAGAATGTAACTCATGTTGTTCACCATAAGGGGCTAAACCACTCTGATTTAGCTAGTAAACTCAATGAAATGAAGAAAGCAAGCAGGGCAGGGGATGTAATCGATGTTCCAAGCGAGGAGCCCCCAACAGATAGCAAATAAATATAACGTTTATTGTGCGAAGAATAAAATACATCAAAATAAAGGGAATAGAGGGGGAGGGGGGGGGCTTGAATTGGTTTTCTCGCCAAACCAAGACGGAACAGAGTCTCTAAATTTTTTTACATAAAAAGACATACTATGGCAGGCGATTTACAGAACATATTTAATTCCATTTACTCAGCAGCTTCCCAAGCACAGCGAGCAGTGGAGGAGCAGCAGGCACAACGATTCGTTTCAACTTACTTTGAGAAGGATGGTAGTCCTAAGAGCATAACCTTAAAGCTCAATGATAAGAATGTGGAGGCTCCACTGGTGACACTGGTGCAGCATAACCCTCTTAAAATTGATGAGCTAGAGATTGATCTGGAGCTTAATCTGGATCACACGGGGGAGAAGGCTCTGGGATGCCTTGGAAAGCTAAGGCAGGGAAAGCAGATGGCTAATATGAAGATAAAATTTACCTCTACGGATCAAGCAGAAGGCTTGGCTCGGGTAGGTGACAACCTAGTTAAATTAATACCAACGATATAGAAATAAAATGGCAGCAGACTCAAATCAACTGGCAGACTATGGCAATTTGCCCATAGGTGATCTTATCCTTAGCCCAATTTTAGCGGCTTCTGATGGGGGTACAGCATTGGCGAAATCGACCTTGCAATTTGTGCAGGAAATCGGCTTTGACGAGAACGGAAAAACGAAATGTTTAGAGGTGGAAATTGAACGGATGACAAAAGGGGATAATGATACCCTTGTACCCGTAAAGCAGACAATTAAAACACCTCTGTTAAGCCTTGTGCAGATTCCTAATGTTGGGATCACTGATTTGGATATTACGTTTGATATGGAGATATCCTCCCACACAAGCGATACCTCATCCACTGACAGCACTAAGTCAGATTCATCTACTACAGAGGGACACGCTTCAGCAAGTGGCAAGGTTTGGGGAATTGGGTTTGATGTAGGGGGTTCACATAGCAGCACACATAATGGAAGTGTGACCACAAGTAGCTCACAGACCCGTGAAACTGACTTCTCTAGTCGCTACACTATAAACTGTAAGGCCCAGAACCTAGGTATGTCAGAAGGCATGGGTAAGTTGACACAAATGCTTTCACAACAGATGGATGTTGTGGATACAGCGGGAGACAGTAAATGATTTGCCTAATCGATGCGGTCATAACTAGGAGGAACTGATTAGGTAGGCTTGGAATAGAGTCGGAGGAGAGCTCCGAACGAGGTTAATTGTATGTTACCTATTGTTGAACACCGAGCCATTTTTTCTGATGCAGGAGTTAGAGCTTTGGCTATAGCTGTAATAATGCAGGCAATAAAAGACTATAAATTAATGCGTAAAAGAGGCGGCAAAAAGGGCTTCAAGAAAGATGGTCAAAGGATATTTGAGAGTGCTGTAACTAACGAAGTTAAGCTGTTTTTTAAAGAAGACGGTTTAGGGCAATATTATTTGATATTAGCAGGGCTAGATTGGGCTCCAGATGAAATATTAAAAAAAATTGATGAAAGAATATTTAAACTTTGATGACTTTGATGATTTTGATGAAGATGAGTTTCCAGAAAAAAATTGGTACATATTTAGATACCTCAACAGTGAGGGAGTTGGGTTTCATGCAGTGGCTTTTGAGTCAACAGAGGGTGTGGCTGTAAGAGCTAAATGTGACAGTGCTATAGATATTAATTTTGCAAATAAACTGATAGATGATTGGATCAAAAAAGAGTTCTTCGAGGGCGAAGATTTGGATGACTCAGGTGACGAAAGCGTTAAACGTCACGGAGACTGATTTAAGAAAAGTTCCCAACATAGAAAATCACATCCAAGAGCGTAAAGTGGGTAAGAACATAGGCCACATGGTAACAGCAGAGGGCGTAGAGTTAGCTGAGAAGCATTTTTCTAAACCTTCTGGGCCAGAAGAGGTTCGTATTGTTCAACGTCCTAGAAACAAAAATTTGCTTGTCTGCAAAAGTGGAGATAAAGAGTTTAGAGTAAAGGTTCGTGATAATTTGAATTGGTCTGTTGGACAGCAGATAGAGGTAACTCCAGATGGAGACATTTATCAACTAACAGCACAATGGCGAAGATGGGAAATGAGGAAAACCCGCTAGATCGTCAATGTGAGATGCTAGAGAACGAGTTTATGGGGTTAATCCATAGAGCTTACGAAGAATATGATCTACCTCAAGAAGCTATATGGGGCGTTATGTTGAAAGCATTGATGCGTGAATTAATTTATAATATTGGATCAGAATATTTTATAGAAACCGAAGAAGATGACTATGAAGGAGAAGAGTGAAATTAAAGATTTATTAGTAGGTTTGGATTTAAAAACCCAGATGGGTAAGGACGCATTAAAAGAGGCTGTAAAATTCATAAAAATCTTAGATCAAAAACAACAGGATTATGGTTCTGACAATATAAGTTTAAGCGGAGAGTTAGGTGTTATAGTTAGGAGTCAGGATAAGATTTGCAGATTAAAAAATTTATTGGGTAAAGAAAAAGTTAACCATGAAAGTGTTAGTGATAGCTGGATGGATTTAGCTAATTACGGGCTAATTGGTTACATGGTGCATAATAAAATTTGGAAGTGATAGAGCTAACGGATCATCCAACTATTTATAAGCCTAGCGAGGCTGAAATCCTTGATTATGAAAAAGATTACGGACAAGACGCTACTGTAGCTTTGTTGATGGAGCGTGAGCAGCTTATCAAGCTGGAAAAAGATGATCCATATAATCACAGGCAAGTTTTAGACCATTGGAAAGATGCGGAAGCATTATTAAAAGAGAATGATCAATTATTAATTAGCGGAGGAAACCGTAGCGGCAAAACTGCCTTTGCAAGTTGGTATATTATTCAACTTTTAACAAAAAAACCAGAAGCAAGAATTGCCTGTTTCAGTATGACTCACCAAAGCAGCATTCGTGACCAGCAGCCTGCTGTTTATGAAATGTTGCCGAAAGAGTTTAAGAAAATGAAACGGACACAAATTCAAAATGTTAGATATACACAAAAAAATGGATTTAGTGATGGTACATTCGTTTTGCCTAACGGATCACAATGTTGGTTTAACGCATACCAGCAACCATTAGAAATTTTAGAGGGTTTTGAGGCAGATGCAATTTGGTTTGATGAACTTGTGCCTCATTCATGGTTTGAAACTGCTGCTTATCGACTTGTAACCCGCAAAGGTAAAATGTTGATAACAGCTACACCAATAACAGGCTACACTCCTGTCTATGGCACTTTTGTTAATGGTGCAGAAATTAAAGAGACTCGCCCTGCTCCACTTTTAGAAAATCAACCAACTGTTGCTGGAGCCAAGAGGGGTGAGATGCCTTACATCATGGATTGCATCGATCCTAAGAAGGCTTGTATGTTTTTCTTCACAGAATTTAATCCTTATAACCCTTATGACCAAATGGAGAAGACGTTGGCAGGAGAAACGTCAACGCAAATTAAAATCCGAGCCTATGGATATACAGATAAATCGGCGGGAAACTTTTTCCCTAAGTTTGGAAAAACTCACATCATCAAGCCCGAAAAGATTCCAGAAGATGGCACGAACTATATGTGCGTCGATCCCGCTGGGAGTCGCAACTGGTCTATGCTTTGGCTACGGGTTGATCGTGATGGGAATATGTACGTTTATCGTGAGTGGCCTGATCTTAAAACGTATGGTGAGTGGGCTGTGCCTGCTCAAAAGCCAGAAGGAGCTATAGGCCCAGCGGCAAAACCAGAGGGTAGGGGATTACTTGAGTATAAGGAAATAATTGATGAGCTTGAAGCAGATGAAAGCATCGAGGTAAGGCTTATTGACCCCCGAGCAGGAGGAAGTACAGCCGCAACTGCTGAAGGTGGAGAGACATTAATAGATTTACTTGAGGATATTGGATTGGATTTTTATAAGGCTGCTGGATTGCCTATTGAGCAGGGGTTAAGCCTGATAAATGAAAAATTAAACTATAACATCGAAGAGCCATTAAGCGTCCTAAATCAACCAGCGTTATTTATTAGCGAAGATTGTGGAAACTTGATTGATTGCATGAAAGAAGTAACAGCTTCTGGAGGTGACAAGAATAAGTGGAAAGATTTTGTGGATTGTTTGAGGTATTTACTTACTTACGATCCTATCTATGTTGATGGGCAAACGTGGAAGGCACACGGTGTTGGTGGAGGATATTAATGAATACGTTATTAACAGAAGAAAGTGTGTTTATAGGATTTAAAGAGGCAGCAACCTCTTTAGGATTTAGTATTAGTTATTTGCAGAAACTTGCGAATGCAGGAGCTCTTAAAACGTATACTACTGATGGTGGTAAACGAAAACTATATAGAAAAAACTTGATACAAGTATTTGAATTAAATGAAAGATAAATTAGCAGAGGCTTCAGAGAAGCCAGATATACGGGAATTGCACGATGAATATCGTCGAGCAATTGGTGAAGGCTTCACATCGGAGCGTTTGGACTATTGTGATAAACAAAGATTAGCAGTTTGGGATTCTCAGACAAATGATTTTAAAAAACACGCAACAGACGAGGCACAAGCATTTCCTTGGGAGGGTGCAGCAGATACAAGAGTCAGATTAGTTGACTCTACAGTAAGGAGTCTGCTCGACCTTTTAATGGTAGCCTTTAGACGGGCTCAGGTTCGTATTAATCCTGTTGAAACTAGTGACACAGAATCAGCTTCAGCCCTTAACACATTATTTAGATGGTTAGTGGGCTCAAGGCTGTACAACGAACTACAGCGAGAAGCTGAATTGTTTGGTGAATACGGATTAACTTACGGTTACAGCGTAATGTTTGTAGGTTGGGAGCAAACTCAAATTTTAAAACCTCAAAAAATTACACTTGAAGCATTGCAGGCAATGGCTCAACAGGGAGGTGAAGAAATTGGATTAACAGAAGACATTATTGAAATGATTCAAAACCCAGAAGCTGCTGATCAGGTTGCTGAATTGTTTATTGGTCTTGTGCCTAATGTTAAAAAGCGTAGAGCCTTAAAAATGGTTAAAGAACTTCGTGAAACTGGTGAGACAGAAATACCAATGCCAGAGGTTAATCGTAATCAGCCTGTTTGCGTAGCTTTAAAACCTTACGAAGATATTGTTTTCCCAGAAGAAACTTGTGAACTTCAAAAAGCCCGAGTTATTTACAGAAGAGTGTTAATGACAGAGGTTGAACTTCGCAGCAAAATTAGTGATGAAGGTTGGGATGAAGATTTTGTTGAACAGGCAGTTGAAACTGCTGGAAAAACAACTGATCCAAACGGTATTAGTTTAAATGTAAACACATTAGGGAATTTACCTGATGATAATAAAAACTTAATAGAAATTGTTTACTCTTATACTCGGCAATTAAACGAGGATGATGTTGCTGGTATTTACTGTACAGTATTTAGCCCATACACAACTCAGACAGATAGTGAAGAACCTCTTTATGCAAAACATGAGCTAGTTGATTATGCTCACGGTCAATATCCTTTTGTTGAATACAGAAGAGAAAGGCCAAGCAGAAGGGCAATTACTGAGAGTCGAGGAGTTGCTGAAGTTAGTGCCTGTCATCAAGCAGAGTTAAAAGCTCAACGTGACAGTATAATTGACAGAACTTCACTGGAGACAGTCCCACCAATTCAATATAATAGAAGGCTTGGAATGGTTAACAATCTAGGCCCAGCGATAATGGTTCCTGTTTCAAAACCGGGAGATTATCAGCCATTACAATTAACAGCAGGAGTCCCTGCGACATCAATGCAGTGCATAGATATGATATTGCATGATACAGCAGACTATTACGGACTTCCTCATGGAAATATACCCCCGTTGACAACGACTATGAAACAACAAGCCCTAGTCAACAACTGGTTAGCCTCATGGACAGAAGTGTACCAGCAAATGCTCGCATTAACTCTGCAATATTTATCCCCTGATGATATTCAGAGGGTCACCGGGGTTCCTTTACAAGTCAGTGACCTAAACACATTGCCAGACTTTATAATGAAGTTTGATGCAAGGGATATGAATGACGATTATGTCCTTAAAAAACTTGAAGTCATTGCACAGCAGCTATTGCCACTTGATGCTGGAGGTTCAATTGAAAGAAATACTCTTATTAAGAAAATGGTAAGCAGTTTGGCTCCAGAAATGGCTGATGAAATACTTATCGATCAAGGCTCTGCATCTCAGAAGTTGTTCAATGAAACAAAAGCTGAAATTGTAGCAATGCAGGCAGGCTATGAAGCTAATTATCAGGAAAAAGACCCAGCAGCACAAAGTAAGTTGCAATATGTGCAACAACTTATTGAGTCTAATCCAAAAGCTCAGGGGCAAATGCAGGAAGATGAACAGTTTAAGGCTTTGCTTGAAAACTACACTCAATCACTGCAATTTCAGCTTCAGCAGCAACAAAATTCCCAAGTAGGGAAAATTGGTGTTAAACCAGTGCAATAATGAAAGCGACAGAACTATTAGCAACAGGAAACGGCGAAGATGTCTTAAAGGCAGTTGATTTAATTATTCAAGAATCAATTACTGGAGAAGTCAGCTTTGTCGCAGGAGCACAGATGGAAGACAACGAGAGAGCTCACGCTTGTGGGAGGCTCGATGCCTTGATAAATCTCAAATCCATACTAGATGAAAAAGTAAACGAAGCGAAAAGAAACAGGTAAAATCTATTAGAACATATCATATCAGGTTTTACATTATCAATTAGTTAGGATTTGGAGCCCCTTCAGCGTTATAGCTGTGGGGGTTTTCTGTATTTCCATTTATAAAAAATACTGGCGAGGAATCTTGCACCTAAACGCATGGCTGAAGGACAGACTAAGAGTGACTCACTGCCCGAGTCGCAGGAAGCTAACGAAGGGCTGAAGCAAAACATTGGTGGTCTTTTAGACCAAGCGGGACTTGACCGTCTTATGGAGCCTGATTCGCTCTTTGAGCCGGAGCAAGAGGAAAGTGAAACACCTGATCCTACGCACCCCGTCGAAAATGAAGCTGAAGATGGTGATGATGAGGAAAAAGAATCTACCGAGCCGAGTGGTGAGGAAAATGAAGATTCTGAAACCGAGTCAGAAGTTCTTTCTCAAAGTGAAGAAGATGACGAGTCTGGCAAAGGCCAAGACGGACTTCTTAAACGCATAGGTAAGCTAACCGCTATCCGAAAAGAGGCAGAGGGTAAAGTCTCAACTCTTGAAGATGAAGTAGCAGACCTAAGAGCTCAACTTGAGCAAAAAGGTGATGAAGCTCCTACTGTTGTTAATAGCAATGTTCCTTATTCGAGTGTTGTAACTATTAAAGATGTAGATGCTAAATTAACAGAAGCTCAAGAGGTTTATGATTGGGCCGAAGACAACCCTAATGGGGCTGTACAAGGTGATAAGGATTATTCCGAAGAAGACGTTTTAGCTATTAAGCGGAGAGCTAGGAAGGCTTTAAGAGACTTGCCAAAACGGAAAGACTATTTATTACGAGAACGTGAAAACTCAAACGTAGTAGAGAATGCTTTTCCTTATTGGAAAGATCGATCTCATCCTATGTACCAGCAAGCTATGGAAATAGTTCGCAATAGGCCAGAGATTAAAAGTCATGCCGAGTGGAAGGCTGATGTTACGATTTATCAAATGGGTTTGATGGCATATGAAGAATTGCAAAATTCAAGAGGCCAGAAAAAACCAGTTGCTAAAGCACCAGCACAACCGACCAAGCCAACTGCTGCAAAAAAGTCTGTTAGTAAAGAAAAACAGAAAAAGTCAAACGCAGTCAAAAACTTCACTACAAGAAGGGATCGAGACTCACTAACTGAATTAATGAAAGGTTTTATTTAAGATGGCACAATTATTTGAAAGCGACTTCCAAGGTTCTGGAAGTTCAGCTACAACAGGCCCGAGTAAACGGGAAGATTTAGCGGATTACATTTCGCTAATAGACGCAAAAGACACTCCTTTTTCGAGCATGGCTCCAAAAGGAAAAGACTTAGGAAATATGTATCACCGTTGGTCGGCTGATAGTTACGAAGCAGCTAACACTGAAGGTTTTAAAGACGGTCAAAATGCTGTTGACACTGCTCACGCATCTATTGGTGTTGTTGAGAGTGGAGCATCTGTGACTCATGGCCCTACTGGGCAAGCTGCTTATGCACCATTAGTAATGAATCACGCTCGCAACCGTGATGAGCTTGCTAACTACGCTCAGTATTTCCGTAGGGCTACCAAGGTATCTCCTTTGGCTGCTGAAGTAACTAACCCAGTTGGGGGTAAAAACCTTCTAGCTCAAGGTGTTGCTAAGAAAACAGTTGAGTTGAAACGAGACATGGAAAAAACTTTCTTGTCTAACAATGCTCCAGTTAAAGAAACTGGTTCTGTTCCTTATAAAACTCGCGGCATGGGAGGTTGGATAAACAACGACCCATCTGGTGCGACTCCTGCTGGAGATGCAGATATTCCATCTACTCTTTACACACCTGCAACAAGCATTTTTGATGTTTCTGCTGGCACAGGAACTGAGCTTCTGACTGAAGACGCTATTCAAACAGTTTTAGAATCTATATACGATGTTACTGGTACTGTTAGGTCTTATGACTTAATTTGCGGTGCTAAGATTAAGCGAGGTTTTACGAATCTCACTTCTACTAACACAACTGCTGCTTTGGTTGATGGGGATGACGCTAATCATTCTGCAACAAAGGTTCGCACTTTTAACCAAGAGTTAGGTTCTAGCACTTTCAAAAACACAATCACAGTTTTTGAGGGTGATTTCGGTACTCTAAACATTCACGTTGACAATTTCACTCCAAACAACCAAACAGGATATATTATCCCATTGGAAATGACTGAAATTCGTTATGGTATGTTGCCGAGAGTGCAGGATATTCCTAACTCTGGTTCTGGTGAAGGACGTATTATTGAAGCCTGTGCCTCACTCGTTGTGAAGCAGCCACAAGGTTTCGGTAAATTCGCCGCTAATTTAGCATTAGGTTAATATGCTAGTAAGTCTTGATGGACTTGAAGAGTCCCTAATTAGTGGGATGCTCAAGGAGTTCAAGACGGGTTGGAATCGCCAAAAGGTTATAGCTCGGGCCGCACAAAAGCGGCTCGGGCAAACCAACCAAAAGGAGCGAAAATCCGTTGATGGACTAGGCCAAATGAAGGCACAAATTAGTGCTGACAGCTATCACTATTGGGGCCAAAGACTTGGCTATGATTGTTGGAAAGATAAACAGTTTATGAACAACTATCTTAACGACAATCCTCAATGCAAAGTGAACAGCAAAGGCACTAAGCTACAAGTGGGTTATGCATCCACACCTAAATACAGAAAAGTATATAGCTGATGTTATCTTTAGATTTTGGAACAGTATTATACGGAGTTGCTCAACTTGCAGGGCTAGACAGGGACAACTTGCCTAGCCATTTTTTTAAGCAAGTCCGTGACTTGTCCAACAGAAGATTAGCAATCGCTTATCCTTCTGCTCCTTGGCCCGAGCTTGTTAGAATAAGTGAGTTAACAACTACAACTGCTGATAAGTTTACAATGACCAGCACAATGGGAGAGATAGTTGAGGTTTACGATAAAGACCCTTTATTAAACATTGATGCTGTACCACAAACTTACAGATTGTACGACGATGGAACTGATAGATACATTTATACTAGAGACAGTAAGAAAACTATTTTTGTAGAATACAGAAAAGCCAGAGTAGATTTAACTGGAGATGTTTGGTCAGCAGGCACATACAATAATGGAACTCAAGCGTATAACAGTGATAATTTTTATACAGTTAATGCATCAAGCACAACTCAGGAACCTCCTCACGCAAATTGGGATAAGGTAGAAATACCAACAAGATTTTTAGGGTATCTTATACAAGGTATCTTTACAGACTATTTAACAGCTAATGGTACTCCAGCGGATATGGAAGAGCAAAAAGCTGAAGGATTACTTTCCTTGGAGATTGATTCTCTTGTTAGAGAAGAAGGTCAAGTAAGGAAAGTTAAAGTAACAACATATTAATATGGACAAGAACAAAGTTAAAGAGGCACTAGATATATTATTTGTAGCTAGTGGGAACGCGAACTTAAATCGCCAACAACACGAAGTTGTAACGAATGCTGCTCGTGTTATAATGCAAGAGTGCGGTCTAGAAGAACAACCTAATGGATCGCAAGAAGTTTTAGAACCAGAAGTAGTAAAAGATGAATAATGTAAAAATAGCAAGTGCAGCAAAAGCAACTGCACAGGCAAACAGTGTTTCTTATAACGAGAGACGGAGAAAACTATTAATTAACAACACAGGGACAAGTGTTGGTGATTACAGTTTAGATTCTTCTGGCACATTAAAAATTGCTGGAAGCACAACTGTTGTTATAAGCGATTATATTGGAGCAGCAACTGGAACAGGAAGCGTTGAGCTTGTTGAGCTTTTTTGATGCTTACAGATATATTAGATATGGTAAAGGTATCAACGGCGGGAGTCGTTGGAGTTGGTTCATGGTATACTGAGCTATCTCAAGTGATCCAAATTCTAATATCTCTAACGTGTTTAGTTTTTATAGTAGGGAAGACCTATTATATGTTTATAAATAAAGGAAAATAAAATAATTATGTTTAAGTCAAAAAGTTTCTGGGGAGGCATTACGGGTTTGCTCGGGGCAATCGCGGGATGGGCCACTGGAGAAATCGAACTTGGTAATGCAATCTCAATCGGCACAACAAGTATCTTGGCGATTTTCGTCAAACACGCTGTGCATAAAGTTGAGAAAAAAGTAGGCTAATGGGAGGAATCCTTGCGGCTATAGTTTCGCTAATCAAGGCCGTTCCAACCATAGAGCGGCTTTTTTTGCTTATAGCTCAATCATTAAAAGAGTCTAGAGCGAATAAAAGATATGATGAAGAATTGGATCAAATTGATGATGCTATTAGTGCTGCTAACAGCGGGGTGCAAGACAACAAAGTTTCAAGATTTGAATGGAGTCTCGACCCTGATCGATCACCCCCAGTTTCAGAACGCAGCAACGAACGCTCCGGCATTCACAAAAGCAGCACTGAATGAAGTGGCAAGGTTGAACAAAATAATTAGGTTAAAGTAATGCCAGTTGGTGAAAGCATAGTTGATGGTGACACAGGGTTTGTTGGTGTAAACTCTCGTCTTGAACCTAGCCAGTTACCTCAAGGTTTTGTTGCCTCTGCTATTAATAAAAGGTTTGTAAATGGTGTTGCAGAGACTCGGGCAGGAATTAAAAAAATGCCTTGGTCAAATGTGCAGGCTGATGCTTATGATGACACAGCAGGCTACAGCAATGGAGACTTTGTTTTATACAGTGGGAAAAAAGTAGATACATCTGGTTCTGATCCAGCTTTTTCTAATGTAACTGTTTCTAATAACACTAGCACAGATGGCTCTGTAACAATTGCAGCTACAACAGGCCCAGCTAGTAATAATATTCATGGGCCTTATTTTAAAGCGACACAGGGCATTGCAGCAGGGATAAATCCTATAGATGGAAGTAACAATGTTCAAAATTTATCTGGATGGATAAATGCAGGAAGCAGAGTTTTTGGTTATGGCACTGTTTATGGAGCAGGAGTGTTTCGCCACCCTTCTGGTAAAGAGTATTTAATAGTAGCAAGCTCATCTGGCACATATGCAACCCGCCAAGGTTCATACACTCTCAAGTTAACTTGCCCAGTAATTTCTTCAGACGTTACATTTGTTCAATGTTTCAATGTGGTTGTTATGTTTAGAGGGAAAGACCTTCGTCCTTTGGTAATGAAGAACATTGAAGATGGTTTTGTTTCCATTGTACAAGAATCTACTGACAAAGATATAGATGAAAACGAATCGGATGGAACAGAGCCAATCCCTAACTCGGATCATGGACTATTTTTTGGGAACCGTCTTTTGGTTCCTCATGGTAGGGATAATGTTGGGGTGAGTGATTACCTAAATTATACGAGGTATGCCCCTATTATGAGCAGCTTTAGGGTTCAACAGGGAACAGATGGAGAGCTAACAGGAATCCAAAGAGTAAATACAACTACTCTAGCAGTTTTTAAGAGTAACTCTATATATCTCGTTTCTGGGATTTGGGGGAATCTGCAAGATGCAACACTCGATGAGTTAACGCGAGATTTCGGAGCGGTAAGTTTTAAATCCACTATTCCAGTTGGCAATGATGTTTGGTTTTTATCTAGTAAAAAAGGGGTGTGCAGTTTGTCGGTAGCATCTAATGGAAAAGCTACGGCGGTACACCAACCTATCTCTGAATCTATACAGCCTTTGATTGACAGGATTAACTGGAATTATGCTCACAGGGCTGTAGCTGCTACCTATAACAACCGTTACTATTTAGCTTGCCCAATTGATGGTTCAGAAAAATGTAACGCAATTTTGGTTTTTGATATGCTTCAAAAAGCATGGAGCGGTTATGACACAGGATCAGCTATAAATGTTAAAGAATTTGTAAGCATGGATTATCAAGGCAAAAGGCGTTTATTCTTTTTGTCTAATGATGGCTATGTAAATCTTTATGATGATGAATTAGAAGTGTGTGGTTTTGTTGATGAAGTAGGTGCTGCTGAAGGTGTTTTAAATTACGAGCAAATCTCAGATGAAATAACCACAAGAGGATATACTGCTAATAATATTGATCAAAAAAAATGGAGATCAGCAGAGGTTCATATTTCTACAAATGATCCTAAGTTTACAGTATCAACATTATATGATGGGCCAGAAGAAAATGGTGTAGAACTTATAACTGATAAAACATTTAGCAGAACAAAATACGACAAGCCATTTGATAAGCCAGAATATGTTCAGTCTAATACTAACAATGATTTTTTCACAAAGTATCGTGAAGATTACAGTGTTAAATTAGCCCCATCATCAGGAGGGGTAGATTTAATTTTACCAACTGATAACACTGACAAAGGCTTTGACCCTGATCTACATCAGTCTAGTAGCAACAAATATAAATTTAGAGGAACAGGAAGATACGTTCAAATAAAAGTATCTAACACACAAGGAAGACTAGAGCTTAATACAGTTAAGGTAGGAGCTTTAGCTGGAGAGAATTTAATAAGAAAGGAATTATAAAATGGGTTTAAATGTAACTGTCTCTAAGGGACATGACTTCACAAGCGGGAACGTAACAAGGGCAGCACTAAATGCAGGAGCTACTCCGACAATAGCTATCACGGGATCAATTAGTGGCTCTGAGCTTGCCGACAATAGCGTGACAAACGCTAAAATTCCAGCAGGAGCAAATATAGATATTTCTAAGCTGCAACTGACATCTAACAATTTAATTATAGGTGATGGAAATGATAAGGCATCGGCACTTGCTCCAGTTGGAAGCTCAAGTGGCCCTACGTCTGGAAAAGAGTTACTTGTAAATACTGGAACAGGGTTCGCCTTAAAAGGCACAGGGACTAGCGGAGACGTTGACGTAGACTACGCTTTTGGAGCCGTGCGATTCACCTTAAAAGATGAAGCTGTAGAGGGGAGGCATTTGAATCCAAACTCTCTGGACGATGACTACCTCAGTTTTTCAAGTGATAAGATTACAATTAATAATAGCAGTATTGGGGTTGATAAATTAAAGAAAGAAGGTACTGCTGGTTATATATTAACCTCTAATGGTAGCAGCAAAAACCCAGAATATAAGGAACTAGAAATCGCAGAGTCTCCTGTCTTTGAAACAACAGGAACGGCAGACTGTTATTATCTAGTCCCTAGCTCAACAACAAAAATAAGAATTCAAGCTGTAGGTGGAGGTGGAGGCGGGGGTGTTGGCGATCTAGATGGTACTGATCACGGGTCTTCGGGAGGAGGAGCAGGGGCTTTTGTGCAAAGTGATTTTTCTGTATCTGGAAACGGCGGGGTTAAAACTTTAAATTCTTCAATAGGAAATAGTGGAGGAACTAATTATTCTACAGCAGTCGGTTTAGCAACGACAGGGGGAACTGGAACAGGAGCAACAATCACTATTCAATCAGTAAACGGAAATGGGGCAGTACAAACTGTTGCATTAACAAGTGGAGGTTCTGGTTATACCGCTGGAGACGTTTTAACAATAGTTCAACCAGACAGAGCGGGAGGGTCAACTGACGCAACTGTAACAGTTGATACTACTCAAGTTTGTTTGCTTAAAATTAAATCAGGTGCGGCTGGGGCAGTAAACAATAACGGTGGAGATACTTATGTTTACACCAATATAGTAGCTGCGGATTCAAGTAGCCCAGCGGCATCAACTGCTGCTCCTACTGGAGATGTTTTAATTAAAGCTGTAGCTGGATTAAAAGGAAACACAAGTGGAAACACTGCTGGTGTAGGGGGAGCAGGGGGGGCAGCATCAAATTGCCAGACGGGTTCTGGTGCGTACAATATAAAAACCTATTCTGGCGGCAAAGGTGGGGATGGAAATGTTAGGTGGTATGGAGAGACTCCAATTACAACAAACGCAACAATAAACGGAGGTCACGGAGGGCATTCCAGACTTGGGGCATCGTCTTTAGGCTTGCAAGTAAGTGTTAGCGGGGGTGCTCAAGGGTATGGTTATGGAGGAAGAGGGCATAACGATGTAAGTACAAGTTCTGATAATTCTTCTGTTGGAGGTAGGGGTCACGTTAAAATATTCTTACTTAATTAATGTCATCCAGAACCGCAATTGATCCTTTGTCAATTACTGATGGGAAGATTAGTAATCAAGCAAAGATTGCACACAAAAAACTAGCCCCAGCTAAAGAAGGGCAGATTCTTGTTGCGGGTTCGGATGGTAAGTTTGCAGCAACAGATTTTCCAGAAACCACATCTACTACTACAACAACAGTTGTGGAAGAGGAATCTTTTCCTGCTGATTCTGTTAAGGTAGGCACTGAGGATGGGAATAATAAATATATTAAGTTAGGCTCTGGTGCTGGAGAGATTGTAACAAGAGACAGTAATGGAAACATAAATGCTAACACAGCAATTAATTCTCTTAATAGCATTAGCTCTGAAAAAGCTGATATAGCGACAAGATCATATACTTCTGATGTAACTGGCAATGCTAATAAATTGGATAATAAAGAAAGCACTTACTACACAAATGCAGACAACCAAACCGCTGGAAGTTCAACGTCTACTAACGCTGGTAATGGCCTGACATTCACTACTCAAACAATTCCTTTCAAGCAGATCGTTGCTACCTACGATTATGACGCACAAGGAACTGGAACTGGAGCCTCATCAACTACAATAACTCATAACTTTGGTTACATACCATCAGCAAGAATTTACAAGATTTCTGGTAGCGATTTAATAGAAATAGAAATGTATGTCACTAGCACTACAACCACTACAACCGTACATTTTGATTACATCAATTTTGACATAAGAATCATCCTCAGATAATGCCAGATAAAGAAGTATATATTGATTATCATTTTATTAAGGATGTTCAAATTGGGGGTAACCTTACTGTCGCTGGCACAGTCCCTACTTGGAACCAAGACACAACTGGTAATGCTTTAACTGCCACAACAGCGGCTACTGCACAGGCTGGAGATTCTGCTACAGATTTCTTTTCATCAGGTACAATTGCAGATGACAGAATAGCTTCGGCAAGCACATGGAATGCAAAACAAGATGCTCTAACTTTTGGCATAGCAAATACTAATGCAGTAAAAATAGATCATGCTTCTGTAGCTGATAATGATTTTGCAAAATTCACAGCAAGCGGATTAGAGGGGAGAAGTTATTCGGAAGTTAAAAGCGACTTGTCGCTTGGTAATGTTCAAGACGTTGACATAACAACTTGGACTGGATCAAGTAACATTACAACACTAGGCACTATATCGGGGCCGTTAATTATCACTGGTGACTTACAAGTATCGGGAACCATTGATACAATTAATGAAATTAATACTGATTTAGTAGATAAAACACTAACTCTTGCTGTTAATTCAACTAGCTCTAGTGATTCTAATGAGGCTGGAATTATTGTTGCTGGTGCAGATGCAAAATTACAGTACTTACATTCTGGAACTAAATGGAGTTTTAATAAATCAGTTGCAGCAACATCTTTTATCGGCCCTCTTACTGGCGATGTAACTGGCAACCTAACAGGCAATGTAACAGGGAATATTACTGGCAATGTAACAGGGAATATTACTGGTAACGTAACTGGCGATGTAACTGGCGATGTAACTGGCGATGTAACTGGCGATGTAACCGGCGATGTAACCGGTAACGCTGATACTGCTACTACGTTAGCTAATGCCAGAACAATCGGCGGTGTTAGTTTTAACGGATCAGCCAACATAGATTTACCGGGTGTAAACACCGCAGGAAATCAGAACACAACTGGAAACGCCGATACAGCAACTATACTTGCTACAGCTAGAAACATTGGTGGAGTAAGTTTTAATGGTTCTGCCAACATAGATTTACCCGGTGTTAATACTACTGGGAATCAAAACACTACTGGCTCATCTGCTAGTTCCACTGGCAATGCCGCTACTGCCACTGCTTTAGCAACAGCTAGAACAATTGGTGGAGTTAGCTTTGATGGAACGGCAAACATTGATTTGCCGGGTGTTAACGCAACAGGAGACCAGAACACAACTGGCACAGCATCAAACGTCACAGGAATAGTTGCGATTGCGAATGGAGGCACTGGAGCTAATTCCGCTAGTGGAGCTAGAACAAATTTAGGTTTAGCAATAGGAACTAATGTCCAAGCATACGATTCAGACTTAACTGCTCTTGCTGCTTTAAACGCACACAATGGTAAATTTATTGTAGGCACTGGGACTGCTTGGGTCACTGAAAGTGGTGCTACAGCAAGAGCTTCTTTAGGTGTAGACGAAGCTGGAACAGATAACTCAACTAACGTCACTTTAAGCGGGACACCTGATTACATTACAATTTCGGGGCAAACAATTACCCGCAATCAGGTAAACCTAACAACAGATGTTACTGGTGCATTGCCAGATGCGAATGTTCAAAGTTCTGCAACATGGAACGCTAAACAGGATGCTTTAACCTTTGGTGCTGTATCGGATGGTTCGTCAAATATTCCTACAAGCGATCATGTTTATGATTTTGTTAATGGCAATTATCTCCCCTTAACTGGCGGCACACTCACGGGTGACTTAGAAGTACAGACAACAAGCGGCGGTGAATTATTAATAGACCGATCTGGTAATAGTGGTGTTCTTCTTCAGCAAAAAAATAATGGTGCAGATAATTCTGGTTCTTTAAAACTTCAGTCTGGAACATCTACTATTTTTACAGCGGGTGGAACTGACATTTTAACGCTTACATCAAGTGGCGGCACGCTTAGTGGAGCGTTAACTGGAACCACTGCTACATTTAGTGGCAATGTAAATGCGGATAACGTGATTGCATCTGGCGGGGTCACTGCTGGTTCAACTATCTCAACAACAGGGAACATTACAAACTCTGGTGTTACTCTTTACGCTAACGGAGCAATTGCGGCTGGAAGTTTAGCAACGACAGGAACTATTGAAGCAACTGGCGGCACACTTAGTGG